TACCTAAAATCAATAAAGCTATTAAGACACAAAAGCAAGTTTTACAAGGCGCAATCGAGCATTGGAAGAATATCAGTATGACTTCAGCAACCCACAATGTACCAGTGCAGATCGAGATGTTTGAACCTAAGTTCGATCCAGTCAATCACCCTGAGCACTACAAGGTAGGTGGCATCGAGACCATCGACTTCATTGAAGCCAAGAAGCTGAACTACAACATCGGTAATGTGGTGAAGTATCTTACGCGAGCCAATCACAAGGGCAACAAGCTTGAAGACTTGCGCAAGGCGCAGTGGTATCTGACACGCGAAATCAATTCACTCAAGTGAGGCGAACATGCTTGAAGGAATCAAAATATTAGCTGATCGGATTGTTGACTTACCTGAGTTGTATGACACCCAACCTCGGGTAACAGAAGTCAAAACGACTGATCCTGAAATCCCTGTGGAACAGCAAATAGCTCAACTCATAAAAATAGTTTATGACAATGAGTATGGAGTATTCACTGAGGAAGAAATCAACCACATCAAGGAAGCCGAGCGTGAATGTAGGCGCAAAGTGTTCAACGCTTGGTTACTTGGTATCGTTGCTGACCAATATGTTTATCTGCCTGAAACTCGTGAACAGAAAAAAGAACGTCTTCAGATAGAGCAAGAAGAACAGAAGTGGCGCATGGAACGAGAGAAAGAAAAACGCCAAATGGAACGCGAAAGGCAACTTGCTATGGAGCAGATGCAACAACGCGCAAGGCATGACGAGATGCTACGCGGCGGCGGCAGAGGCATCGCTAACAATTTAACTGGAGGACTTTTCTAATGTTAGATGGAATCAAACTATTGATCGACAGGATGGATCAGCACCCCGAGGAGTTCTTTGGGGACTTGTCTTATCGTTGGTCACTCATCATGCAGGACATCGCCAAGCATGGCCCTGAGTATCTTGAAGAAGATGATCTGATGTTGTTAAACAAGAAGGTCAAGGAAGTCAGACGCAAGGAACTCAATGCCAAAATCTTGGACGAGATCGCTACGCAAGAACGCTTGCATACCGCACAAGAACGCTTTTCCAAGGCGGGCAGGATTGACATGAACACTGTGAGTTCATATGGCGCATCCCTAGCTAAGGGGGAAGGTCAGAAGGTGTGGTGGACGGATAACAATGGTTTAATAAACCAACGCACCATAGGCGAGTCTGCGTATGACCCCAACAGTGAAAGCTTTTTTGGGCGATCTGTTCTTGACTTGATTGATCGTGGGCAGGATAGCGCTACGCTTCAAAACATTAGATACCAAAATAAAATATTAGAGGATCAACTGGCGCAAGCTCAGGCGGAGATCGCTAAGCGTGATGAAGCAAGGAAGCAGTCACAAGCTTACAAGAAACGCAACAATCAGAACTGGAAATAATGTGCTACACTAGACTCTTAATACGTTTTAGGAGTCTAGTGTGAGCGCGAAACAAACGGCAGAAACTTTTTGGGATAAGGTCTCGGGTGACAGACGAGAGCGCAACGGGTGTTGGGAGTGGCAAGGGGCTTGTAACAATACAGGCTATGGAAGCGTTGCTTGGCACGGAAAAGTTTACACCGCACATCGTGTCGCCGCATGGTTAAGTGGCTTGGTTGATTCTCCTTCTGCCCCAACTAATTCTCGGGATAAAACCCATGTGCTTCATAAGTGTGATAACCGTAAATGTTGTAACCCATCACACTTTTTTCTTGGTAGTTTTACAGACAATCAAAATGACGCCTACTCCAAAAGACGTAAGGCGCAACCTAAAGGCGAAGCACATGCGAACGCAAAACTTACTGACAAACAAGTTATCAAAATTCGGCAACTTTATGGTGTTGGTATGACCCAAACCGTATTGGCAAATAAATTTAACGTAAGTCAAAGAACAATTAGTCTGATCGTTAGAAGAGAGACATACAAATGAGTTTAATTACGGTGGATTTTGAAACTTTTTACACCAAAGATGGATTGGGTTTCGCTAAGCAAACAACAGAAGAGTACATCCGTGATCCGAGGTTTGAGGTCATAGGTGTTGCTGTTCAAGTTGATGCTGGCGATCCAGTTTGGCATTCAGGTGATCGTGAAACACTACGCAAGTGGCTTGGGCAATTTGACTGGAAGAATAGCATGGTCATTGCTCACAACATGCTGTTTGACGGCGCGATTCTGAAGTGGCACTTTGGTATCACACCGATGGGGTATCTCGATACTCTGTCAATGGCGAGAGCCATACATGGTGTTGAGGTCGGTGGTTCATTGGCCAAGCTAGCGTTGCGCTACCAAATAGGAGAGAAAGGTACGGAAGTTAACGACGCAGTTAACAAACGCCGTACCGATTTCACCCCCGAGGACTTGGCGCAATATGGCCGGTACTGTGAGAATGACGTTAAGCTGACATACGACTTGTTTGTACGCATGGCGCAGGGCTTTCCGATGGAGGAGTTGAAGCTCATCGACATGACTCTGCGCATGTACATCCATCCGATGCTATGTATCGATCAGGATACATTGAAAGAACGTCTCGACGGGTTACAGAAAGAGAAATCAGAATTACTTTCTTCACTGATGGAGAAGCTTAACTGTGAGACCGAAGAAGATGTACGCAAGAACTTATCTAGCAATAGCAAGTTCGCAAAGATACTGCAAGACCTAGGCATTGAAGTGCCAATGAAGGTCAGCCCAACTACCGGCAAACAGATGCCGGCACTGGCTAAGAAGGACGAAGGGTTCATCGCGCTATCCGAGAGCGAAGATACTTTTATACAACACTTGTGCGCCGTGCGACTTGGCACGAAGTCAACGCTTGAAGAGAAACGCATCGAGCGGTTCATGAAGATTGGCGAGCGCAACAAGGGAATGATTCCTATCCCCCTGAAATATTATGGGGCACACACCGGCAGATGGTCTGGCACTGACAAGATCAACTTTCAGAACTTGCCGAGCCGCGATCCCAAGAAGAAAGCTTTGAAGAAAGCCATTGTGCCGCCCGAGGGTTACGTTGTAATCAACTGTGACTCATCGCAGATTGAGGCGCGGGTGCTACCTTGGCTTGCCGGTCAAGACGACATCGTCAAGCTATTCGCTGATGGAGAAGATGTTTACTCCGTCTTTGCGTCCGCCGTGTACGAACGCCCGATCAGTAAGAAGAATCCTGTGGAACGGTTCGTGGGCAAGACTTGTATTCTGGGCCTTGGCTATGGCACTGGGGCTTTAAAGTTACAACACACGTTAGCTACCACGCCACCCGGTGTGAAGCTAACCGAGGACGAGTGCAAAGGACTCGTGACCAAGTACCGCCAACTCAACGACAAGATCATCGAGCTTTGGGCTGAGGGCGATCAGATGCTTGATGAGATGATGAACTCAAAGATCACCGAGCCAAGATCATTCGGCAAGCACGACTGCGTGTTCTACGACAACGAGGGTCTGATACTGCCCAACGGCTTTCGTATCCGATACCCCAATCTGCGTCGTGAGTATGAGGACGGCAAGTCCAAAGTAATGTATGACTCACGCAAGGGCAAGGTTTCTATTTGGGGTGGGGCGGTGGTTGAGAACGTGGTTCAAGCCCTAGCAAGGATTGTGGTCGGCACTCAGATGGTTGAGATCAACGAGAAGTATCGCGTTGCGCTGACGGTACATGATGCGGCTGTTAATGTTGTTCCTACGGATGAGGCGGATGAGGCTGTCGCCTTCATAACTGGCATCATGTCTAAAGCCCCTGCGTGGGCGGTTGGACTGCCTGTCGCATGTGAAGCCGGCGTTGGTGAAACTTATGGAGACTGCTGATGGATCGCAAACATGAACTTTGGCTAAGAAGGAACATTATAGATGTTCGGCCTTTTATGCTCCCTGTACAAAAAACGTACGAACAAGTTCAAGCCGAGCAAAAGCGTAAGCAAGAACTCTTTGCCTCTGACTACGCTACCGAGAAGGCGGCGTCCAAGTTGGTCAGTAAGTTGTTGGATGAAAAGGGTTGGAGCTACGAGCGTGAGGTCAAAACTGTAAGCGGCAAGGCGATTGACTTTGTTGTGACGGCGCAACACGAGGATCGTGAGATCAAGTTTGGCATAGAAGTTAAACGGCAGATGTCTCCGCACTACCCGAACGGTTTAGCCGCAACAACTCTTGCAGATCATTTGGAGCAAGCGGCGGCTTATGCGCGTGACCTCAACATGCCTGTATTCATAGGGCCGGTTCAATCAGATAAATCACCAAGTAGCATGTACACCGGAGGCAAGATGGTCGACTCGGTATGCGCTTTAAATATCTTTGGCGGTCGTATGAATGTTGGTACGTTCATTGTCGGCAACACTTGGCACGGCGATAAGTTCTTCATGATCTTGCGCGGGGCGTCCTTTTATGAGAACAAGTTCAATCCCAAGCGTTTAAATATGGTAACTTCTACTGGTTCTAAAAAGGAGCGCACAGATATATGAAAGCCAGTGAAATTAAGTGGTCGTACTCCGGCCTCAAAGACTTTGCCAACTGCCCCAAGCAGTATCACGAAGTCAAGGTTCTAAAAAAGTTCAAGAAAGAAGCTACCAAGCAAATGTTATACGGCACGGAGGTTCACACCGCGCTGGAGAACTATGTCAAGGACGGCACACCCCTAGCCAAAAACTACGAGCGGTACAAATCCCAACTCGATCCCTTACGCGAGATGGAAGGTGTCAAGTATCCTGAACATGAAATGGCTCTGACCTATGAAAAGAAGGCTTGCGACTTCAGAGACCCTAATTATTGGGTTCGAGGCATCGCTGACCTGTTGGTGGTCAAGGATGATGTGGGTTTTATTGTTGACTACAAGACCGGAAGCAACCGCTATCCCGACCCCAAGCAGTTGCAGTTAATGGCTCTTATGGCATTTGAACACTTTCCGCAGCTGCAACACATCAATGCTGGCCTGTTATTTGTTGCACACAATCACTTTGTAACTTCTGAGTATTCGAGAGACAATATGGCCTTGTACTGGGAAGATTTTTACTGGAATCTTGAGCGTTTGCGCTTATCCCACGAGAATGATTCATGGCAGGCTAACCCTACGCCACTGTGCGGATGGTGTCCAGTAAAGACTTGCCAATTCCATAAGGGATAAATATGCCATACGTTAACAAACCCAGACCTTACAAAAAAGAGTACGAGCAAGAGAAGGCTCGTGGTGAACACGAACGCCGCATGGAACGCCAACGCGCACGCCGTGCCATCGACAAACGTGATACCGGCACAGTAACCGAGAAGTCGCCCAAGCGTATCGGCAAAGACGTAGCCCATGTCAAAGCCATGGACAAAGGCGGTATGAATAAGGATGGACTGCGGATTGAAAGCGCCGCTAGAAATCGCTCGTTCCGGCGCGATTCAAAGGGAAACCTTGTGTCTGAGACCAGCAAAAAAGAACGCGCTAGGTGAAAATACCTACGATTCCAAGTAAAAAATTACTTGACTTATAAGGTTTTGGCCTCATAATTGTTCTAAGTTCAGCCGTTAGGCGTGAGTGGGCTGGGTCGGGGGGTTTGTTTTTGCAGATTGTTGTTTGACCCCGTAAACCGCGTCAATTAACCGGTGGACTCTCCTTGAAAGAATTTCCTGCCACGACAGGGTTAATCGTCTAGGACACGCAGACGTAAAAGAGAGGTGGGGCAGGTGGAATCCCTGCACCATACAACATTTAGTTTGAAAGGCAGTATGAATATAGTTGACAACGCCGCACTGCGGTTCCATTG